TAATCCAAATATACTATATGAAACTGAGGAATATGATCCACCTAAACCAAATCGTTTAGGGCGTGATCCAGACTTGCATTAATCCTTATAAATACATATATAATTATATGTGAGGATTGGTATGGTACAACAAAGTAATTTTATGGGGTTAGATGGATTCGTCTGGTTCACTGGAGTAGTAGAAGATCGTAATGATCCAGAAGCTTTAGGAAGAGTTCGTGTTCGATGTATTGGTTTTCATACTGAAAGTGTTGTAGATTTACCTACAGATGATTTGCCATGGGCTCATGTTATGCATCCAGTAACAGACCCTGCTATGCATGGCATGGGCAGCACTCCATCTTTTCTTGTTGAAGGTTCTTATGTTATAGGTTTCTTTCGTGATTCTTTAGAAAGACAGCAACCTATCATTATAGGATCACTTCCAGGTAATCCTATTTCAGCTGCTAATCCAAGAGAAGGGTTTAATGATCCTAGAGGAAAGAAATCCAAACAAAAAAAATACGCAGCTGATCCTAAGTATGGACCTTATCCTGTAGATGGTGATATCTACACTGTACCATCAGGAGCTGCTATTGGAGAACCAGATACTAATAGACTTGCTCAAGGAGAAGCTTCTGAAACTCATAATTCATTAATTAATCGTAGACTTAGAAGATTAAGTGGTGATCCAGCTGGATTTGGTAATGGTGTTTCTACAGCAACCAAACCAAACCTATCCGCTGTATCTGATGTTGCAGAAGAAGAGACAAGGGGATTTTGGGAAGAGCCAAACCCCAAAGGATTTTCAGAAGAAGCAGAACCTTACATATCATCACAATATCCATACAACCATGTTCACGAAAGTGAGTCGGGTCATATACATGAGATAGATGATAGCCCTGGTGCTGAAAGATTATTCACTGAACATAAATCTGGAACATTTGAAGAGATACATCCAAGAGGTGATAAAGTTGTCAAAGTTATTGGAGACAACTATGAGATTATTGTTGGTGGTTCTAATGTTTATGTATCAGGAAATGTTAATCTAACAACGGGAACGGTAAGACATTATATTAAAGGTAATTATCATTTAGAGGTAGAAGGAGATTATACACAAAAGATAGGCGGTAACTTGCGTACCAAGATTGGGTATATTAGTGGTGGTAATCTTGAGGAAGAAATAAACGGTAATCATGGTTATGGAATAAAGGGTTTTGTAAGAGGTAATGTCGGACCCCTTGAAGGTGGTAGTGGAGCAGGTGAAGGTGATGTTGATATAAATATAGTTGGAAATTATACAACTATTGTTGGTAAGGAAGCCACCATTTTTTCTGAAGATAATATGAAACTTATAACCGATAATGATTTAACTATTACTGCTTTTGGTGAAATGACATCAGCAACAACTACTGGTATAATGTCATTTAAATCTGGAACAAAAGTAGATATGAGATCAACTTTATCAACGAGAATTGAATCAGGAACTTCAACGAGAATTGAATCAGGAACTAAATTAACAACTTCAGCAGGAACAAATTGGCTTTCAACAACAGTAGTTGGGTGGGATCATTTTTCCGACATAGGTGATGTTTCAATATCAACCCTTGCGGGAAATATTGAGTTGAACCCTATAGCCCCCGATTTGTCTTCAAGAGTCGATGATTTCGCGGATGGTTGATGAAGAGAAAGTTAGAGAGTAAATATGTCACACGAATTTAAAATAATGGATAGTTCAAATGTGATAATAACATATACTGATTATGATGATATACCATTAGCAACATTAAAACACGTTATTAGTTTTATACCAGACTTGGGAACATTGATTGATTCTAATGAAATACTATTAGAAACTGATACAATTGATGCTGGTGTTACAGATAATTTTGTCACAGAATCTACTTTAACAACTATAGGAATTGAACTTGAGGCAGCAACTTCTATAGGTGAACTTCTTTTAGAAACTGGTGATAAAGTTAGTTTCCAAGATATAATCTTTATAGAGGAAAAAACTTTTACAGCTGGAGATAATTTAGTTTTGAATGGTACAGATAGTTCTTCAACAGATGCCGGTAGTAATATTATAGTAGAATTGCGAGATGGGAGACATAAACTAGTTCCAGAGGATTTTGCAGATGGAGAAGAAAACCACCTTGTCCTTGAAACTGCAAGTGATGTAAATACTACAGATCATTATCACCAACCAACTGGAGAGCATCATGTGGATGGTGATGGTCATACGGAAGAAGAACATAGGGAGATTGCTTTGTGGAATTTTAAACTAAAAACATTAATTACACAGGAGATAACAAATGCCAGCAGTTTGTAGAGGTGCCGGAGTAGATTTTGATATACCACATTGTAGTCCAATGAACAGATTGGGGTTGTCACCAAATGTTAGAGTTAATAGTATTGGAATAAGTAGACAAGGTGATATTAATACACCACACTTATTACCAGCTGGACCTATATGCATCCCACACGTTGCACCTATTTTTATAGGTTCAACTACGGTAAAAGTTAATGGTTTAGGTTGCGGTAGAATTGGTGATGTTATCCTCAATTGCACTTTGGTTGCAACGGGTAGCCTTAATGTTTTTGCGGGAGGATAGAATATGAATTTAATAACAGCAGGTTTATCAGCAATCAATGAAAAATTTAATAATATATTAACACAGATTGATGCTACAGAGATAGCGCAAAAATTAACTTCAGAGGTTGATGCTATAATTGCAGCTGCAAGTATTGGTGCTGCATTATCAAGTCTTAAATCAGGATTGAGAAGTTTAATTCCTGCAGGCCTTGCCCTACCAAATATTAATTTACAATCACAATTATCAAGTTTAGTTGATATTTCTAATTTACCACAAACAGCTTCTAATTTAATTCAATCATCAAATCTTATTTCAAATATTACTGGAAGTTTTGGTAAAGAACTAACTGCAGCTGGATTTGATTTAAACACTCTTATTTCTGACGCAAAGTCTGCTGTTGCAGCTGGTAAAAGTTTATCTTTTGATATTCCTAATTTTGAGAAAGCCGCAGATGGGTTAGGTGATGCATTTCAGAAAGCTATTGGAGTTAAATTACCTGCTATTGATCCAATTAAAGAAGCTATTGGAATAATTACAGAAAATGTTGATCTTACTAAAGCAGCTGCCGCTGCAACTAATGCAGTTTTAACTACCTCATTAGAATTACCTTCAATTAATAGCTCACAATTTAAGATTTCAGAAAACTTTAGAAATATTACCTTCAGTAATATTGGGGGATCAATAACAAAAAGTTTAACTACACCCCTAGATGATATTACTGCAAATATATCTCCAGAGGGATTTTCTTCTAGACCAGTTAATTTTTCGCAGATTTTTAAAAATCCCACAAATGTGTTAGAATTAAAACGTGATCCAAGTAAAATTTCTTCTGTTACAGGAATAGTAATAGAAGAAATAGAAGGAGAAACAGTTGTTTCAAGATTCCCTCTAGTTTCATCAGGACTTCAATCTAAAGATATAATTAAGAAAAAAAGAGATACATTTACTTCTTCTGGTAAAAATGTTACCATTACTCAAGATATCAAAAAATATGATAGCATAATTATTAGATATAAATTTCATTCTAATTATAATCCAAATGTTAAAGTTGAACTGGCCAGTGCATAACAATATAATAAAAAAATAAAAATAGAGTAATGATAAGTTTATATTAAAAAGAACTTTACTTTTTCCTTATAAATAAAAGTAATAGGAGTCTAAGTTAATGTCAACACCAACTGGTTTTACAGATGCACAAGGTCAAAATGATATAGACCGTAATGTGCGACAATATAAAGACTTAGACTTATTTTTTGCGAAAAAAAATGGTTCTAGAGATATAAGAAAGATTACAGATATAGCAGCTGTTAAAAGGTCTGTTCGTAACCTTATTTTGTTGAACCATTATGAGAAGCCCTTTCATCCAGAAATTGGTTCTGGTATTAGGAATATATTATTTGAGAATATAAGTACTATTGCAGCTTTTACTCTTACAAAAAAGATAGAAGATGTTATTATAAATTTTGAACCAAGGGTTAGACTTATTAATGTTAGGGCTGATCCAAATTTAGATCGTAATGAATATGAAGTGACAATTGAGTTCTTTGTTGTTAATACTCCCACAGAACTCGTTGACTTAACAGTATTTCTAGAGGTATTACGATAATGGCAACAA